TCCGATGGAAGTTAGGAAAAGAATGCTGATTCCTGTACGATTTGGCGACAGGGAAGAAGAGATTAGGAAAACAGCCCAAGCGTGTCGAATCTCCGTCCAGGATACAATCAGACTGGCAGTAGGTTTCGGGCTACCCAAGCTCCTTGAGCAATTGAAGACGATCAAAAATCAAACGATGCAGTTGGCTTCTGCGCCTAAGAAAAAACCAAACAGAAGAAAACCCAAAACCAAGGGTAGGAATTAACCCAACGGAGCCAAGTAATACCAAAGTGAATAAAAATATGAAACTAGCTGGTAAACAGAAAGAAAAATCTATGCCTTCCGCTTGGATTTCGGAGGCGTTTTCTTTTCCCGAGAAGATTCAGGTTTACTCTGTCCGACTGTTGGGTTTGCCAGCTCCTCTCTCAAAAGATGAGCAATTAGTTCCGACAGGTCCATCTCCAAACTTTCAGCATATTTCTGTGCGCGTGCTTTTAGGTTTTCGCCGAGTGTTAGATGTGTCCGCGCCTTCATGGGGGTTTTATGCACACAAAATGGGATTTCAGTCAAATTTTATTGCCTATCACATATCATGTGCAATTAATGTGCGCATGGCTCGCCCCAAAATTCACAAAAGCCCTTGCAGAACACACATTACTATATCTTCAGACATCAAAAAGCTCGCGTCTCGCCATGCATTCAAACTTGGCCTTCAGGGCGGCCTCTCCGAACTCATTGCCCGGTTACTGGTCGCCGAACTCAACGTCGGGACAATAGCTCAATCGTACGATCGAAATTTGAAACCAGCGAATAATTAGCGAACGCAGAAATCGGAAACCAAGTAACCAGAGCGAAATATGGAATTAGCTGAGAAACAAAGAACAAAAATTGCTCTTGCAGAGGCTCTAGGCTCTTGCCTTTGTCTTCTTGCCAGGAGAAGCGGCTATCTCCTTTTCCCAAGCCTTCTCGATCATAATTTCAATGAATTGGCTCGGGCTGCGTTTATCCGCGGCGGCCAGTTCGTGCAGATGCTCACGCGACTCCGCCTCTATATACAGGGTAATTCTGATTGGAGCTTTCTTGGATCGTGGACGCACGGGAGTTTTGTACGTCAAAAATGTGATTTAGTAAAATTTTTATTGCACTCATATTTTGATCGTACAAAATGCATCAACAATAATCATTTATGCCAATAGGCCGCCCCCGAATGAAAGAGAAGCCAATCAGAGTTACGCTCTACCTATCCGAAACAACAAAAAGGAAAGGAGAGCGCATGGCATTTTCAGCAAACCAAAGCTTCAGCCAATTTGTAGAGATACTTATTGAGCGAAACAAACTAACCCCAACAAAAATTAAATTATGAATGATCTACAGGTATCGTTGCCAAATTATATCTATCAAGGACTAATATCTGCTTCCGAGCGAACAGGTCGAATCATCGCAACTTAGAGCGGCAATTTCATGAAACAGCTAACGAGTATTAACCTCTTCATATTTATCCAGGGCTTCTCTGCCATTTTGCGTGATCCAAATATATTCGCGGTTTTCCGCTACCGGAGCAATGCCAAAAGTACACCTCGTGCACACAAACTTGCGTTTTTTTAACCGACCAAAATGAAGCATAAACACATCATATTCCAGTCCGATACTGCTAGCGACATCGGTGCTCAACGGATCACTTCTAGTGGAAGCAAGGAACTTCAGGATGCGACGTGCCTGGCGTGTTATCAGTGGCTCATTCAATTTCCGCATTTTCTCTTTGAGATCTGCAAGTTGAAGCTGCAAATCACGGTTCGCCAACTTGCAAGCATCAAGCTCAATATTTTGCTTCTGATACGCAGAGCGATCTGTGAGCGCCTGGTTCTTGAGAAGAGCAATCTGAGCCATCAGCATGGCGGACGTTTCTTGTTTGATGCCGGCATTTTGAACGGCGACTACAATGCGGTCAGTAATTTCACCGATATTCAAGGGGATCACGTGATGGCTAAAATACAACTCACTGAGTTTATGTCGAGTACGAAACCTCCAGCTCAACCAATGAAGGAGGCCAAATGAGCGTAAAAAAAGAAAAAAGTCCAATCGCAAGCAGAGACAGAATGAACCAACGAAGCCAAGTAATACCAAAGTGAATAAAAATATGAAACTAGCCGGAAATCACATTGGAAAGACTACTTCTTCTTTTGAGATTTTTTCTGAGGTTCTTCCTGAGAGGCAAAGTAGACCCTGTGGATGGCCTCGCGAATCAGATCAGTCACTTTTGCGCCCGGGCCTCGTTCTTTGGCTCTTTTTAACAAAAGTTCGTGCATTTCCTTGGGCATACGAATCTGCACCTGTTTGTCGAGGCTCATGTAGTGCAATGTATCCCAAAACACTCCATTGAAACAATAAAATTAATTATTTGAAAATTTTATTTGACATCAACGAGTTACATCGTATACCAACGTCAACATTACTTTGTATACCAACGTAATGGCACAGTCCAGAGTTCGTCTAAATTATCAGACCAGTATCCGCTTATCGACGCAGGTCGTAGCTCAACTTCAAAAAATCGCCACCAAAAACAATATCAAAATGACTGAATTAATCCGACGTGCAATTCACGAGGTCTATAGAGAATCGGAAGAAGCTCTCAAATAAGAAAACCCAGAAACAAAAAAACCAACCATTAAAAAAACTAAATGAACGATCCAAAAGAGCAGCCGTTAGAAATCCCATTGCCCGACCACAACATATACAAAGGCTTAATATCGGCTTCTAAACGAACAGGTCTTCCGCCTGCTGTGTTGGCTTATATAGGGATCACGCGTCTTCTTCGAGAGTTAAAAGAAAAAGGCGAAATTACAGTGCCCTCAATGGCTGATAACGAAACTCGTCAGGATGTAGATGCACAAGGCAAACCGACCCGAATTAACGAGAATTATTGTCGCTATAATTGCTCCGAATCAGGGAAAACCAACGTTAACCTGTTATAAGGAAAGAGATCTAGAAATGGCAAAATGTGAAGTCCTCGATATTCTTCAACTGGCCACTTTACATGATGCGCCAAGGGTAGCCGGTCCGGAACAATGTAAATACTGTCCAGCCAAAACAAAATGTCCAGAATATCGAGAAACATTTGTAACCCTGGTTCCAAGAGCGCAGGACTTTGCATTAACCGCTCATGAGTGGACCCCAGAACAACGAGCTCGATTTTGTGAGGTATTGCCGGAGATTACCCGTTGGCTAGATGACCGTAAGAATGAGATAAAAAATTTAGCGAAACAAGGCCACGTTCCTGGATGGAAGGTAGGAGAGGGAAGAAAGAAGAAAAAAATTACCGATCCACAGAAAGCATTCTACGCAGTATCTGACGTACTCGATTTAACTGCATTTACACGAGCCTGCACGGTTTCACTGCCGCAGCTTACTAAGCTCTATGCGAATACAGAGAAAATGTCAGAAAAGACAGCAAAAGAAATTCTCGCAAAAAAAATGAAGAAAATCATCGAAGAAACCCAAGACGAAGGACAATTGGAAAAAATAAAATGAATACAGACACAATGTTAGATAATGAAGAGCTAAAGACGGCAAAAACCCTGGTTACCAGCCTACTTGACGCCCACTGGGAAAGAATTCTTCAGACGGTCGAAGATAATCTTGAACAAGCGAGCATCTCGATAGGTATAAAGCTCGACCATACTAAATCGCTGCGTCTAGTTAAATCACGGATTGCATATGCAGTTAAAATGGCAGAGGAGGCATCAGTAGCTGTTCGAGATCCAAATCAATTGGAGATAGGGATATGAGCCAAGGAGCAATAGCAAGGCATGCAGTCTTGAAGAATATGGGGCCGTTTGACGTCGAGAAGGTGTTGACAATACTAAGAAACATACATCTGTCGTCATTCCGCGATTGGTTAACTGTGATGAATCTAAAATGTGTGCCTGATGATGGAAATGTGTGGAGCGAAAGAGTCACTGTAGAGGTTGATCGTTGTGGGAGGAATAAGGCAAAACGCATGCGCATTATTTATAGGCCCTGTGAAATCAATGAAAATCCTACGATTATATACGAATGGGGATATGAAGATGAAAAATAAGGTTAGATGATGACAATTAAAAAAAAGTGAAACTCTACATAGGAATCGACCCAGGAAAATCCGGAGGAATAGCGTTCATTCCAGAGAAGGGGAAAGCATGGGCGCATAGCATGCCAGATACTGAACGAGATGTTCTAGAATTATTACAGTCGGTTTTGGAATATGAGCCTCAAGCGGTAATGGAACGGGTAGGCCCAATGCCAAAGCAAGGCGTGGTCAGTACATTTACATTCGGAATGGGATACGGAGCGCTTGGAATGGCTCTTATAGCAACAGAAATTCCGTTCGAACGAGTCAGTCCGGCGGTTTGGCAAAGGTCACTCGATTGCTTAACAAAAGGTGATAAAAACGTGTCAAAACGTAAGGCACAAGAGCTGTTTCCACACATAAAAATTACACATTCAATAGCGGATGCATTGTTAATTGCGGAATATGCGAGAAGGAAGAAATCTCTTTGAACAACTATATATGATAAATGTCAAAGTTGATGTTAGAAAAATAGATCACTCGTCTATTTATATCGGCGAAAAGGGATCTTACCTAACATTCAAATTAATTAAAAACAAAGGAGGAAAAGACAAGTATGGTAATGACGGCTTCGTTGCCCAGGAGCCTTCCAAAGAAAAACGAACGGTTGGAGAAAAATGGCCGCTCGTTGGAAATTGGAGACTGGTCGATGCGCCCAAGCGCGAAGTCGAAGATGATATTTCATTTTAAACGTTCTATGCACGACTATTGGATAAAAATGCGCACAAATTTGGACACTGATCCAAATGTAGTTTTTGTAGCTAATAAGTTAGGAATTGATATTTTCTCCCTAATTGGCCGTCTGCATAAATTCTGGAGTTGGGCAAATTCGCACGCTTCTGCTGCCGGTTCATTACACCGAACATCTGCCGCATGGATTGACCATTTCGTGTCCTGCCAAGGATTTTCCGACGCATTGATCAGTGTCGGTTGGCTTTTGGTCCGACGCGACTTCCTCATCCTGCCCCAATGGGATCGCCATAATGGACCCCCGGCACAAGCCCGAGCTGGAGAAGCCATACGAAAGAAAATGCAGCGCGCCAATGGAGAGAATTCGAAGAAAGTTGGCTCTGACGAAAATGTCCGGACAAATATTCAGGGAGATGTCCAGACAGAAGTAGATCGGAGAACAGAGCCAAAAATTTTTTGTCCTGAAAATGTCCGGACTAGAGAAGAGAAGAGAAGAGTAGAGAAGAATATAATTAACACACACACTCCCACCGCGCGCGCGCGACCTCCGAGTTTGGAAGAGGCTGTGAGTTACGCAGAGAGCAAACCTGGTTACAAATCTGAAACCGTTCAGCACTGGTTTTCACAGAGGGATAGCCAAGGGTGGATCAAGGCAAACAATCAGCCTGTTACGAACTGGAAAAGCGATCTCGATGCCTGGGTTTTGAGCGAGCGTCATCGACAGCCAATGCCTCAGCAAGTCGGCGTTAGCAGGCTGCGGATAGAGCGGCGAACAGAGGATGAGCGGGACAAAGCCATCACCGGATTTGACCCAATACAATTCAAGACAAAGGCATGTTAAGCGACGAAAATAATGGATTAAGCAAAGAGCTTTCCGAGGTCTTAAAAAGGATGCTTGCGAAACAGGCTATTCCCGATGAAGAGTCTGTCGATAACAGGTCTCCAAAAATTGATAATAAGGCACTTGCTGAAGGTGGGTTTCCGCTCAGGCACTGCCTTAAACTCACGCAAATGAAAGGAAGTGGGTTAGAAGTAGCAAAGAAACATTTGCCAAAAATCCTTAATGGAGATTCGCTTATGGTGCTTAGCGGAGATCGTGGACGTGGGAAAACCCAAATGGCGACATGGTGGGCAGCTCAACGTACATTTCACGGTAAATCACCCGGGCGCTATACCACCACATTGGATTTAATCGGAGATATCAAAGCCACATGGCATGAAGGCGGTCGAAATCGCGGTACTGAAGCCGATCTCATTAAGCGCTATGAAAAAACACCATATTTAGTCTTAGACGAATTTCACGAGCGTGGTGCCAGCGATTGGGAAGCGCAGACTTTGCTCGGTTTGGTTGACCGACGATATTATTCGATGAAATGTACAGTAATCATCTGTAGCTGTAAGAGCGAGATGTTGTCGAAGGTTATTAACTCTAGCATAGTTGATCGCGTAAACGAAATCGGAGATCTTATAGAGTGCGATTGGTCGAGCTATAGAACGGGATGAGTAAGAAAGAAGAACAAAGGGATTATTTTATCGTAAACTGCGTGGCACTAGCAACATACGTTCTTTATGAGCAGTACATGGATGTCTGTCCGGAGAAAATATCAAGTCTCAAGGAATGGGCTTACAAGGAAGCTATGCCCGCAGCTAGAGCGCTTGATTCTCGGAGATCCTATAGCGAAATTGTTAAACAATCCATAAACAAACTACCTTCAGATGATATTAAAAGAACATACAATGAACTCATTAAACGAGCGGTAAATGAACTCCCTTCCGAAGACAGCACAGACTATTGCAAATGTCATTGGGAAAGAGGCCACCTTGAAGCTAGCAAGTCAGTGCAAACACAGATGTCTGTACGTCCCTCGTCGCAAACTCCGCGAAAATCATCCGATCATCAACATGATAGGTCAGGATTTAGCCAAAAAGTTGCAGCATGAGTTTCGAGGACAATTACTACCATTGGCATGTTGTAGCTCTGTTGCCATTCATAATCGAAATATACAAATTCAAAAAGCCGCGGAAGAAGGAAGGACGCCGAATGAAATAGCCGAACGATTTAATATTTCCTACCCTCATGTCCAACTAATCCTATCAAAGAGAAAAAATGAACTGTAATAGGTTAAATTTAACCAACAGGGGGCTATGGGTCCTTGCTAAGGGGTGGGGATACGGGTGGATGCAGAGCCCCTCCATATAGCTAGAGATGGGAGTTTAAACCACCTGTTGCATGTAGTCGTTGCATAGGGTGCCCCTAATGTACTTTCAAAAATGAATACAGAAAAAAGTCAGATAAATAAATTATCACAAATATACGTGTCTTCTTCTGAGCTTGCTGAGCTTTTTGGCGGGATTACCACGACGCATGTTCAGAAGTTGGAGCGAGATGGAATTGTTAAAAAAGTCGAAAGAGGTATCTATGATTTAAAGGAATCAGTTCGGAGCTATATTCGTTATCTTAAAAGAGAAGGAAAACATATAGCTCCCGATACTTACGAGGCACATCGGGCTAGGCTTTATAAGGGGAGGGCGGATATTACTGAGGTTCAGGCGGCTGCTTTAAAAGGTCAGTTCCATGATGCTCAGTGTATTGCTGAAGTTATGAGTGAAAAGATTGCATCTGCTCGTGCTAGATTACTGGCTCTACCGACCGTTGCTGGTCCTCAAGTGGCAGACTTGTCAGAGGCAAGCGAGTGCGTCGATGTGCTTACAGAACTCGTCCATGATGCGCTGAGCGATTTAACAAAATACGATGCTCGTGCTGTTGTAGCGCGTTATGTGAAGCAACATATTGAAGCGAAACAAGATGAGCTAGATAATGAAAATGACAACATCCAGTGAAGCCGAGAGTATTACGTCTCTTGTTTGCGATCTTTCCAAAATATGGGCTCCGCCACCTAAATGGACGATTAGTCAATGGGCTGATAATCGGAGGTATCTAAGCAGTGAAGCCAGCGCGGAAAAGGGAAGGTGGAGGACGAGTAGAGCCGAGTATCAGAGAGGGATAATGGATGCGATTGGCGATCCGGCAATTGAGCAGGTTGTAGTGATGTCGTCGGCGCAGGTAGGCAAAACTGAAATTCTATCCAATACGATTGGCTATTATGTGGACTTTGATCCATCCCCAATAATGCTTGTCCAGCCTGATGAAGCGATGGCCGAGACGTTCAGCAAAGACCGCCTTGCTTCGATGTTTCGCGACTCACCAAGTTTGCGGAATAAAGTCGCTTCTCCTCGGACGAGGGATAGTGGGAATACTATTCTCCACAAAAGATTTCCTGGTGGGCATATTACAATGGTTGGAGCAAACGCTCCCAGTGGATTGGCTTCGCGTCCCATTCGTGTCGTTTTACTCGACGAGGTGGATCGTTATCCAATGAGCGCTGGTACTGAAGGAGACCCCGTGAATCTTGCTATTGCTCGTACGAAGAATTTCTGGAACCGGAGAATTGTTATGGTCTCAACACCTACCGTGAAAGGGTTTTCTCGTATTGAGAAGGCGTTCGAGCAGAGTGATCAACGTCACTTTTTTGTTCCATGTCCTCATTGTGGGCACGAGCATATTTTGCGGTGGGCTAATGTAAAATGGAAGGACGATCCGGCATTGGCACTACTTGTGTGTCCTTCCTGTGAGAAAAATTTCACGACCGCGCAGAAGAATAATGCTGTCAAAAAAGGGCATTGGAAGGCAACTGCGCCATTTAATCGCATTGCCGGCTTCCATCTGAATGAGCTTTATTCTCCGTGGCGGACTCTTGCTGAGATCGTTGATGATTTTTTACGTGCTAAAGACGATCCTTGTACCTTGCAGGTATGGATGAATACGTCGTTAGGAGAGGCTTGGGAGGATCAGGGTCAGAGGCAGGGCTACCTCATTAAAAACGAGTCATAATAATATGATCTAAGAAATCATGATCCCAGCCGGACATTTTACGCATGAGTTTTAAACTCATGCGCTTGAGATCTTTTTCTTTTTTGGTGATTTG